TAGCTGTGACTGCTGCGTTGATTTCCTTTTGAGGATCGACCCACTGCCAGCCACGAGCGCGGAAACTTGACGCCGAAGAAAACTTGTCAAAGCGTGATGCCGGAATTGGTATCAAACCAAACTCCATAACGTGTAGCAGCCAAGTGTTGTAAGCAGGGATGACAAAATGCTCCATTAGGAACTGCTGCATCATCTTGTAAGAGTCGCGCTCTTCCAATGCGCCTTGGCGGATTGAACTGTAGGATGTTCCCTCCAGATCGTTTGACAAAGCAGCGTAGGAAACACCAAGGCCGGATGCGATGCCACGAATGATGCCCTTCTGAAAATCAGAAAAGGCAGTTGCTGGGTGCGACGGGTCGAACGGCTTAAAGTCAACGCCGTTTGGCAACTGGTGGAATGTGCCAGGTTCAGCATCGATGATCGGGACAGTGTTGTCGTAATCGTCGGCTGGTGCATCTTCGCCAGTGTCTGAGGTAAAGAAGCCCATCTTGGACGCAGCCATACGCGAGGCTACCAACTCAGCCTCACGGTGAGCGTTCAGCATCTTCAACTGGCTTATGGCTGGTGACATCCAAGGTTCACCCCGTGTCTGACCAGCGCGAAGCGGATCGTAAACGTGGATAATATTCTTAGCGTCAATCCGATCTGAAACATTCATAGATATTGCAGAAAATTCAGAGTCGCCAGGGTGACGCTTCTTTACCCAGTAAGCAACAGGGCGCTGCATCTCATCGACCTCAATGCCCATACGGATTTCGCGTCCGTTACGCAGCTTTTCGTTCTTCTGCTCATCAATCTGGTCAGATTCGATAGGGTGAAATGCAATGCCGTGGATAAACGAACGGTTGCGGACAATCTGCAAGAATGCTTCGCCGTCACGGGCGGTGGCTTCCATCACATACTTCTGCAAGTCGATCCAGCTTAGGCGACCATCTGCCGTGCAGTTGCCCTTCAATGCAAACTGATAAAAGCTGTCCTCAATAATCTGGTTGCCAATAGCATCCAGTGATCCGTTGGTATTCCGCGCCTTAACTTGCAGGGTCATGCCCTTTTCGCCAACCACGTTGGTCTTCAGCAAGTTTAAGAAACGCTTAACATAAACATCATTCCGCGCCAATTCGCGTGAGCGGTTACGCATAAGAACAAGATCAGGACGCAGTTCACTGTCTGGGCTACGGCTGGACGCCATAAAGTCGGCAAAGAGCCGACCCGTGTTCGCAGCGTGATAATTGCGCTTTGCAACTTTGTTCTTTTTCTGGGGTAGGCCCAGTGCTTCACGCCACAAGCTCATATGAAACGCACCTTCATTGTGGTCTTAGTCGGCTTCCCAAGAGAAATGGCGTTATCGCGCCGCTCCTTTAAAACTTCCTTGCGATAATAATCGCGCCACTGCAATAGGTCCACAATGGACATCTTGGCAATGGAGCGTCCCTGAATAGAGTAAGATGATACATCCTTGTCGGCACGGCCCTGTAGCAAAGACTCAATCTTATCCAGCATGATTTCAGCGTGGCTGCGTGGATCAGAGCCATTGTTGTCAAGGTCTTGGATAATCTCAAACTCGCCGCGCTCAACAACAATTCTGTTGCCGCTAGAGGTTTGCGTGACTTCAAGTTGCCAATGGTAAAAGCCCGAAACAAATGCAGCAGATGTTGCGCTGCTGACCGTAAACAAATAATAGCTACTTGTTTCAGTAGCAGCTATTTGTATTTCATTTGCACCGCCAGCAGTAATCCGCGCAACATAATTAGCAGAATAAAGTGCAGGAGCATATGTCTCTGCAAGGGATGACTTCTTCCACTGAATAAAATCGCCTACAACGATCTTTAGTGGTTCGCCTTCTGGTGCTTCGTTTTCGTTAAAAAGATTAGCCATGATCCCTCAGCGCCAGTTGTTTGCAAAGCCACCCCTACGGACAGCTTTTTTACCACCCGCTAAAGGATGGGGTTTATCAGCTTCTTCCGCATTTGGCAATTTATGCTTTTCCATGTTAGCATAAAACTTACGGGCCACGCTATCCATATTTACATTTAGGATCGTAAGTGCCGCAATTGCGTATACTCTAACATCTAATGCTTCGTTTCTTGTTCGTGTTTTTACCCAAACTCTTGACGGAAAACCTTTGTGGTATCGGATCATCTGTTTTTCAGCAGTCAACTGCTTAAAGTATTCATCATCTCTTTTTGCAGGAAAGTGGCAATAGCCTGGGCCAGCCTCATCCATCTTTAGGCGGGAGTAATGCACTTCTTTCGCAGTATCGACACCAATCGGATACAGCGGAACCCTACCAATGTTGTTTTTAGATGGCCGTCCGACAATCGGCTTGCCCTCGCCACCAATACCCTTGATCGCAAACACCCTGTGTCCAGCCCTAGTCTTGGCGTAATTGTAAACTGCCCGTGTATGGTGTCCGCCAGTATCTATGCACGTTGCGCGAACAAGCATTGGCTCACCGGACGGATGCTCATACGTTGCCAGCAAGACCTCATCGACCTTATGCCAAAGCTGCGTGGTGGATGGATCGCCATAGATCACATGATATTCAACTTGCCAGCTTTCTTCGCCAGCGCCCCAGCCCACAATCTCAATTTCGACGCGGTCATCCTGAACGTCGGCCCCAGCCGTAAGAAGAACCACTTCATCAGGGATGCCTTCGTAATCTTCTTTGCGCTGGGCTACAGAATAATCGTCAACGCCCTCGCCAGCATCTTCCCATGTCTCACCAAGAAAAGTGTTAACAAAGGTTTTAAGGCGCATGGGGTTCTTCCGAGCCGACAGAAACTCTTCAATGGCGTCTGACAGAACAGACCAAGGCGAGTACAATCCGTTTAAATGAAACCCAGCCACCCCATTATACGGCGCAAAGGCAACCCATTCACCATTACGAACTGCCCTGTGCCGCTCAGTATCTGACCAGATCGACCCACACTCACAACAATGATACGCGCCAGTGCTAGCGTTATCGTCAGTCCAAGTCACGTTTGACCAAGCCAAAGCCTGTTTATGGCCGCAATCATGGCACGGGACCATAAACTTGCGTTGATCGCTTTCACTATATGCCGACTCAATCCGGCTCCCGCCCTTATTAGTAGGAGTCGATACTAGAATGATCTTCCTGTTCCAGAAGGTGGCTGCTCTTCGTTTGGCAAGAGATATAGGGTCACCTTCCTCCCCAGCAGAAGGAGGATATCGATCAACTTCATCGCAAAGAACAATACGAATCGGACGAGAAGCAAGGGAACTAGGAGAATTAGCGCCAACAAGAGATAGAGCGCCACCAGGGAATACCTTGTGTAAAGTAGTATTGTTTGCATCTTTTGCCTTACTGTCTTTAACCTTGTCCCGAAGGCAAGGGGTTGAGCGTAATAGACCCGCCGTCACACGGTCCTTACTAAAACTTTGCGCCATGTCTACTGTTGGCTGCATCATTAGGATTGGCGATGGATCGTGCGACATGTGATAGCCAATTGTGTTAAGCAGCATCTCAGACTTGCCAAGCTGCGAACCGCACATGACCACAACCTCTTTTACCAAGGGGTCAGAGCAAGCATCCATGATCCCGCGCTGGTATTCAGCCCTAGCCGTCACCCATCGACCTGGCTCAGAACTGCTTTGCGAGTCTAGCCGCCGTTCATGGTCAGCCCACTGCGCCACGCTCATTTGCGGAGGTGGCGTCATTTGCTTCATGGCCCTCGCCATTAACTCTAAAGCAGCTTCTCGCGTAGCTTGTTCGATCATACTATTATTGTCCGACCCTTTTTAGGGCGACCAACCCTGCGCTTGGGCTGCTCAACCACTGCCGTTTCTGCTGGGTCTTCTTCATTTGCCGATCCGGTACGGACAGGATCAATGCTTGGCTGGTAGTTGGACAATTCGGTCAGAGCCTCGCGGATCGCATTCTCTAAATAATCCTTTACCACGCCAACATCTGCTTCTGTAGCTATAATTGGTGCGACTTTAGTAGGTAGCGCCAGAAACTTAGCCTTACAGGCGTGAAGGACGCTCTCCCAAGCCGCCACTACATCGTTGGTCATACAAAGAGTGCCGCGTATCTTGGCTAACTCCAGTTCAGCAATTTCTGCCTCAGCATTAATCTTGCGCGTCCTGGCTTCGTCATATGATGAGCCAATTAATATGCCGCCAGTGGTAGGTTTACGGGGTTGTACTGTCACAATAGTTCCTAAATTTTCATAAAATATTATATTGTTGCGCACATTGTACAGCAAGGCCGTAGGCTGTCTAGCCAGAATATGCGCAACAATATTTCAAC